CTCTCCATTCCACCTAACTGGAATCTCATTCCAGATGACATTGCTACGTCATTCGATATATTGGTCTTCAGTCCATATTTCATATACATCTTGTACAGTTCCTGCATGATTGGTATTCCACTACATGCAGCTAATCCACATTCACCGACTGCTCCTAACCATTTCCTCATCACAACCGAATTGGTTAATGGTATAATTGATAAGCTATCTTTTTCTCTTGCGGTATGAATGTTGCGAACCATCCGCCATCCCTTGTTTGTTCTAATTGGGTGCATCTGACAAAATTCTATCTGTTGAATTTCGTAGACTGGGTTTTCTATTGTTAAGCGAAATCCAAACATTTCAGCATAGTCTGGTAGACCATCAAGCAAGTGCAAATACTTATCCTCAATGATAATTCCTGCATCATCGCCGTTGTCTATCAGTTCATACTTAATGTTGAATTGGTCCATAAAAGCAGCAAGCATTCCACACATTATTAGGCAGTTACCTAACGCTGTGTTCATATCTCCACTGAATCTACGCCCTTTAACTTTATACTTTAAACTTCCATCATAACAATAGCCCTCTCCTGTATTATTTATTTGCATCTCCAATAACCTTCTTAGCTCCTTATCACCAGGGTATACATTGTAATATATTGAATGCTCCCACCGCAGCATTGCTTCCGTCACGTGCATATCGAATCTCTTCGCATCAACGCCAACGAAACATGGTTTGCTGAACTTGTTCATCTTACCGGCAATTATATCACCGATTTGATTCACATTAAGCCCCTTCATCACCACGTAGTCAGTTTTGATGTGTTTAGCTATTGCTTTATAAATTATATGTTCAATATGCTTCAAATATCTGCCAATTCCAATGTTATAAACTGGATGTCTTGGCTGTATACACCTGGGTGCTTTTCCAGGGTTGACTTTTTCACATTTTACAAATGCGATCGATTTTGCATGCTTCTGAAGTACTCCTACTTCATAAAATTCATCAAGAGCATTAGAGTAAATAGTTTTCTTGCGACCATTGTACAAATCCACGAATTCCTCGGGAGACAATTTGGTGGCATGAACGCTTTTTACAATAGTATTCTTGAATGAATGTAATAGTGTTGTTATGTTTGCTAAATCGACATCCAACTGTCCCAAAACAGTTGTTCCATCTCTAAAAAAATACATTCTCTCTAGCAATGCACATTTCAGAGTGGATATATCTGGGTTGTTGATCCCTAGGGATCGTTGATCGGTACTAACACCAGAAATATAGTACCCTAAACGCTCTTTGGTTTTGGTAGGAATTGCCACAGTTACAGCCAATTGTGGGTGACTCAACTCGGAGTAATGAGTCTTCCCCTGTAACGTGCATAAGCCCCATCAATTATCAGCAAAAACTGATGCCAGAGTTGATTTAGCTTTCGCTAAACCTACTGATGACAACAGCCAATGCCAATAACCATATCCACGAATTCGTAGATAGGGACGCAGCTCAATCAATGCTAATTCCGTTTGGTCATAAACGAAAACCAGTTCACAGGCAATCATTACTGATTCCCGCGCGTGTGATTCTCTCAATCCATGTGCTTTAGTTTGAGCATTTAAAAAACGACGGATAACTAATACATTCGCTTCAGTACGGACTGGTGTTCCAAATTTACATTTGGCAGCACATACTAATTTAGCTATGTAGTAAGTTTTCCTACCTTTTCTAACTCTCCTTATAGCACGAGTTTTCATACGACTATTGTCTAACTCAGCACCTAAACCAGGACCTGTATATTCAAGGCCCTCTTCCGGAAATAACTCCGGGTACTCCAACTCTTCAGTGGCTAATCCACCACTAGTTGGACCTAAATCATTATCTATTATTTTCTCAGCTGTTTTAATGGTTAACTTAATGGTTGAATATTGTTGCAATTTATAGGCAACATATGCTGCACTACATACTCCAATAATACCACCAGCAATTATAAGTGAAATGGGGGTGCGTGAAGCTTGTCGCGGCTTCACGGAAAAACTCGTTATAATATTTAAAAATGTCTGCATAATAAAAGAAATGTATTTAGGGGTTGGGTTATAACCTAAACCGAGGTGTAAAGATCCAGCTTACAACTGTTCTAGCACTCTTGTTGAAACAATTTACAACAATTACAAAACTCTTGGTAGTTTCATATCTGAGTTAACGAATCCAAGTCGTTGATAATGGAGTGATTAATGGAGCATCTGAACAGATGAAAGTCCGTCTGGTGTTGTCCGTCTGATGAAGAAAGAAGCACCGGCCGCAGGCTTGATTTCGATATTGAATGTCACTGAAGTTCCAATTCCTG